TAAGGTAATGTCAGATTTTCTACCAGTTAATCAATTAGATTTCTCTTCTCTGAGAGAAAATCTCAAGACATACCTACAAGGTCAAAGCAGATTTGCTGACTATGATTTTGAAGGGTCTAATATCTCTGTATTGCTAGACATACTAGCCTTTAATACATATCAGAATGCGTTCTATCTTAATATGATAGGTAATGAGATGTTTCTTGATACTGCTACGTTACGCGATTCGGTTATATCACATGCTAAAGAACTAAACTATTTACCTAGATCCTATACATCAGCTGCTGCTACTGTTAGAGTTAATGTCAACGTAACAAACAATTCAATATATTCTATTACTGTACCTCAGTATTATAAATTTACAGCTACTACTTCGAACGGCACTTATACCTTCTCTACTGCTGAACCTTACGTAATCAATAGAAATGCAAATAATCAATTTGTTAGAAATATTGATATTTACGAAGGTGTTTTGCTTACAGAGAAGTTTGTTGTTAATACTAGTATCGAAAATCAAAGATTTCTATTATCTAACCCAAGTGTAGATACCGATAGTATAGAAGTATTTGTACACCCTACAGCTAACTCCTCTACTAACACAGAATATACGTTTACATCTAGCGTATTCGGCCTTAACGCTAACTCTACTGTGTTTTATATTCAGCCTGCTGAAAGCAGTAAGTATGAAGTTCAGTTTGGTGATAATGTAATAAGTAAGAAACCCGCTCACGGTAATATGATTGCTGTTAAGTATAGAGTTTCGTTGGGTGCTGCTGTTAACGGGGCGAGTTCTTTTTCCCCTCAAACTAATATTGACGGTTATTCCGTCACTGCTTCTACAGTATCTGCAGCTGCAGGTGGTGCCGAGAATGAGAGTTTATCCTCAATAAAATTTAATGCTACTAGATTCTTTCAAACTCAAGATAGATTAGTAACTAAAGAGGATTATAGAGCGTTAATTCTTGCTAATTTTCCTGAAATCAAATCAATAAGTGTATATGGTGGCGAAGAGTTAATTCAAAACCCACAATATGGTAGAGTAATACTATCTTGCGTAACACAATCCGGAGATAATATTACTCAAACTACAGCTGATAGATTACTAAGTTTTGTAAAAACGCGATCCCCTCTAGCTATTAACCCCCAACTAGAAACTCCAGAATATCTAGATCTAGGCGTAACTACAAACGTTAGATATAATAGTAACCTAACTACATTAACTGACAGTCAAGTTAGTAGCCTAGTTGCTAATACTATCAACAACTTTAACAATACGTACCTTATTGACTTTAAGAAGACGTTCAGATACTCTAAGTTAGTTAGTGATATCAATAACACTCATGCTAGTATTTTAAGTAACGAAACTACTGTAGTAATGGCTAAGACTATTATACCATTATTAAATGAGAACTATGCTACCACTATAGATTTTAATAATGCTATAGAGAGAGACGATTATAATGTTTCCAGACCGTTAACTAACGAGTTTACACTTTACTCGTCAAGCTTTACTTACAACTCTAGAGAATCATATTTTGGTGAAGACGGTGCAGGTAAATTATTCATTTTTGAAAATACTAGTGCAGGTAGAAATATTTTAAAAACAGACGCTGGAACTGTTGACTATGAAAATGGTATAGTTAACATTGCTACAGTGGTAATAGCTGACTATAGCGGCGACGGCATTACGTTTACTGCTACCCCTAGAAATCAAGATATTACTTCTAATAGAAACACAGTAATAAGAATAGACGTAGCTTTAAACAATATTTCATCTACAGCTGTTAAAGAATAATGAAGTTTATAGAGAAGAATATATCTCAATTTATTGAGTCACAATTCCCGGCGATATACCGAGAAGACGGACCTGTATTAATTGAATTTGTAAAGTCATATTTTGAATGGATGGAACAGCAAGATAATACTCTGTTTAAAACTAGAAGATTATTTGAATACAGAGATATTGACTCTACACTAGATGAGTACATTGTACATTTTAAAAACAAATACGCTGTAGGTTTAAAGTTAGAGACAGAAGCTGATAAAAGACTTTTATTAAAAAATATTCAAGATCTTTATAAATCTAAAGGTTCTGAACGCAGCTATGAGATATTATTCAGAGCGTTATATAACGAGGACGTCTCTATCTATATCCCAGGAGATGATATATTAAGAGTATCTGACGGCGAGTGGGTAGAAGGTAAATTTCTTGAAATAACTAGCACTGCAAACAATATTCAAGATTATATTGGTAAAAAAATAACCGGCGTCAATAGCGGTGCAACTGGTATTGTCGAGAACTACTCACAACGTATTTCTAATAGAAAAGTAGTTGATATACTAGAGATATCAAACGTACAAGGATCTTTTGATTTTGGCGAATCACTTTTCTCCGGTACAAATAATAATATTATTGGAATTAATATACCATCTACCGTAGGTTCATTATCTGCAATAGGTATAATCGATGGTGGTGCTAATTTTGAAATAGGTGACATTTTAAATGTAGAAGGTAAAGGCTTTGGCGGTAAAGCAAAAGTAGTATCTACAACCAGGCAATTAGGACGTGTTACTTTTAAATTAGAAAATGGTGGCACTGGTTATTCTCTAGATGCACTAACACAGGTATATCCTAAACTACAACTGCAATACTCATCTAATACTGGTAATATTCAAAATAACCAATTAATTTTTCAAGTGAATGAAAGTAATACTATAATTGCAAATGGTATTGTTACCGAAACAAACTCATCTGTTATTACACTTAAGCAATACACAAGCGGCTTTACTAATGGATCTACAGTAAGAACCGCTATCAATTTAATAATCGACGTAGCATCTGGTACTTTCTCAAATGGTGAAGTAGTCTATCAGGCAAATAGTTCTGCTAACGTTGCTGTAGGTACTATAGTTGGCATAGTACCTAATGTAGGCAACACTTCATATTATGTTTCTAATGTAACGGGTGCCTTTACTACTTCAGTATATTCTACCAGTGGAAATACTTTTTTACTTGTAGGTAATACTTCTAGCGCGCAAGGATTTATCTATAACGTAATAGGAGGTAGCAATACTGGTACCGCTACTGTAGCTAATATAGTTGGTGGAGGTACAGGTGCTACTTTTAGAATCGGCGATATAATCGATAAAGAAATCGTTACTATTAATACTGATTATATTAGAGATAGACTCGATACAAAACTGCTTGTTTTTAATGAGGGATTACCAGCTACAGGAACGGTTGCTACTACTAGTGGAAGTAATACATTAACCGGTACAGGTACTACATTTACTACCGATTTAGTAGTAGGGAGTTACATTCAAGTAAATACTAGTACTTCGAAGGAAGTTCGTCAAGTATCTACAATTGCTAATAATATCTCTTTAACCGTCACAGAAAATTTTAGTAATACACAAAGCGGTGTACAGTACTTTAAAGATCAAGCTAATTATCTTTTTCAGAAAGTATCATCTATCGCAGATATAGAAAATCTAGCTACCACCTTAACAAACGCGCTAACATATGAAGAGTTTGAGATAGGTACTATTAGTTATCTCGCTGGTATTAATCCTGGTACAGGTTATTCGTTAAACCCTTACGTAAGCGTAACAGAGCCTCTTATTGCTGCACTAGAGCAGCCAGGTGTAGCTGGTAGATATAAGGGTGCTGATGCTATAGTAGATGCATTTGCTGGTACAGGTCAAGGTATTGCACTTGCTACTAAAATCGTAGATAGTGGATTAGGTTACGAACCCGGAGAAAGAGTAACTCTATCTTCCCCGGATAGTAGTTTCAGCGTCACAGGAGCTGCTATTGTATCAAGCGAAGGTAAAAAAGAAGGTTACTGGAAATCAACTAGAGGGTTTTTAGACTCCGACAAATATATTCAAGATAGTAAATATTATCAAGAATTTTCGTATGAGTTAAGGTCCTCAGTTAATTTCAACGAATATAAAGATGTGGTATTAGCCATGGTTCATACAGCGGGTACAGAATTGTTTGGTAAATATATCATATATGATAACCTTGATAGTACTGCAGAATACATGAGCAGCTCTATAACCCTTACATAAATAATTCATAAGATTTTGGGTAGCTAATATGGCTGGAATTATTACAAAAAAACTACAAGTCGATATTGCGCAGCAATTCATTGATGACGTTAAAAGCGACGAAAACAATTATTATGTTTTCACAGCGAAATCAACGCCTTGGCCTGATGACAATAATCCACCTACTGCTAACCAAGCTATAAGCAACTATGATCATAATGTTTATAACAATATTTTATACGGCAAAGAAGTAACCAATAACGACATCATACTAATGGTTCCTCGCTATAACTGGACCAACAATACATCATACCCTGCTTATGATAAAGATGATAGTGATATCTTTAACAAACAGTTTTTTGTTTATAATTCTAGTAATAGAGGCGTTTATAAAGTACTAGAATCAGGTAGTGGTAACTCTGTAGTGTTGCCATCTATAGTATCTACCTCTTCATTTAAAACTTCTGATGGGTACGTATGGAAATATATGTACACAGTAGGTACTACTGAGCTCAGTAAATTTGGCTCTAATAATTATATACCTGTAACTTCTAATAGTTCTGTTACATCCGCGGCTACACCTGGCACTATCGATACAATAAAGGTAAATAGTGGCGGTACTGGATGGGCAGCTTTTAACACAGGTGCACTTCAAGCTGTTGTTAATTCAAGCGTAATAACTATCTCTAGTAATTCATCTACTAATACTAATTTTTATTCAAACTCAGCTATTTACTTAAAGAGTGGTTTAGGATCCAGTCAGTACAGAACAATTATTAGCTATGACGGGCCTTCGAGAAGAGCTGTACTAAATGATGCTCTAGACCTTAAAACTAATATTGTTCTAACAGGCATTACCGGTACGTTTAGCGTAAATGATACTGTTACACAGAACTTAGTAGCTCTTTCTATTACATCACAGTCTGGATACTTACAACCTGGTGATACTATTACACAGAGTAACTCTGGTGCAACAGCTACTATTATCACGTCCAATAGTTCTCTCCTTAGAGTAAAGCCTTTAACTGATGATGCTTTTGTTCTAGATAAGGCGATTGATGCAGGTAGAGGTACAACATTAGGTAATAGTACAGTAACGGTTAATACTACTAGTAATACTGTGAATGCTGCAGCCAATGCGCTATTTACTACTTTATATGCTGTCGGAGACTATATTAAGGTTGGAAGCTTTTTTCATCGTGTAACTGCTGTAGCTAATAATACAAGACTTACTATTGCAGGGCCTTTTGATGCAGCTTATACAGCTAACGCTCACTATAAAATAAACTCAGGTGCTACAGTAGCCAGTGTAACAAATATTTCAGCGTCCGGTACTGTAGAATTTGCAGATGTAAATAGTTCGATTATCAGTTATGACTCGTCAACTGGTAGCTTTGATCTAGGTGAAATAATAACGCAATCTAGCTCCTCCACAAACGGTGTAGTATCATTTGCTAATAGTACTAAGTTGGTTATAACAAGTATATCCGGTTCAGGTTTTGTAACTAGTGCTAATATAGTAGGTGTAACAACTAACACATATGCAAATGTCACTGCTATTGCTGCGAACCCAACTATCACATTATCAAATACTAGTGGGTCATTCTTGTTTGGTGTACCGTTAACTTCAAGTAGTGGTGGTAATTCCACTATGACTTCAGTATCGATTATTCCTAACGAGCAAACAGAGTATATCATTTCACCGAAAGTCACCATTACAGGCGACGGCGTAAACGCTGCAGCATACAGTTTAGTTAATACCACTACTACTGCGATATCGTCTATTGTTGTTTTTGATAAAGGCACAGGATATACAGAGGCAAATGTTTCTGTATCTGCTAATCCTAATTACGGTAATGGTGCAGTACTAACACCCTCTATTAGTCCTGTAACCGGCCATGGCAGTAACGTTGCTTTTGAGTTAGGCGGAAACTATACAAGCATAACTGTTACTTTTAGTAATACAAGTATAGAGCAATATAATTTGCCAGGTAGTGGCTCTTTTAGAACTGCTGGAATTATTAAAAATCCACTTTATGATAATGTATATCTAACTATTAATAGCTACGATCGTACCAAACTTACCCTGTCAGGTGCCAACACCTTTACAGTAGGAGAAGTAGTTTATCAGGCTAATATTGCTACGGGTATAGTAGTTTTCTCTAATACCTCTTTAGTAGAACTTCAAGGTGTAAAAGGTACATTTGATAAGACCGCTACTAATACAACAGTAATAGGCCTTTCTTCTGAAAATACTTCTACTATTACTAATACATCTATTAACGAATTTACAGTAGTAGCTAATAGCGTAGTGTATCAACAAAACTCTGGTGCGTTTGGAAGGTTAATATCGTCTAATAATACTACATTAAGATTATCAAATGTTGAAGGTGTATTCAGCTCAGGATATATTGTTTATGATCCAGTTTCAAATGCTTATGCTAACGTAACAGCAGTTAAGACCGCTAACAATACAAAAACTCTAACGTTTGGTTATTTTAATCAAATCGCAAGAGTTACACTTTCGCAAAAAACAGGCAACTTCACAGCAGGTGAATCATTACAGTTTATAACACCAATCGGTACAGTAATTGGTTCAGGTCTAGTTTATAACGCTAATAATGATACAGATCTATTGATTTCAGGTAATACAATATCGTTCACTACTAATGAATTAATAACTCAAGGCTCATCTGCTAACGGTATACTATTATTTGCAAATAGCACATATATGAAACTTACTAACGTTAAGGGTACTTTTCTTAATGGCGCTAACGTAGTAGGTGTAACTTCTGGCGCTAATGCTGCAGTAGGTACGGTACTTGGTGTTATTAGTGTAGCAGATGTAGATGGTATACTTACTGAAAGTACTGACAATATTATCAAAGGATTAACCTCAAATGCTCAAGGTTATGCCGAATACGCTAATAGTATTATCAGACCTAACCTAGTTAGAGATACAGGATCTGTCCTATATACTGAAAACATTTCTCCTGCAACTCGTACTGATGTAAGTACAGAAGCTGTTAATTTGATTATTAAGTTTTAAACTTAGAGGGTAATATGCCTTTAGAAACAAATCTCAATACTCCTCCATACTATGATGACTTTGATGCTAATAATAATTTTTATAGAGTATTGTTCAGACCCTCTACAGCTGTACAGGCTCGTGAATTAACTCAATTACAATCCATTTTACAAGACCAGGTTGAAAAGTTCGGCAAGCATATTTTTGTTGAAGGCTCTATTATAGATGGTTGCGGTATTACATTTGATGATAGACTAGATTACATTAAAATTCTAGACAATTATAGTAATGGTACTGCTATTTCATCGGTTGCAGATTTTATTGGTAAGAAAGTCTACTCATCTAATACTCTTCTTGAAGCTATTATCGTTAATGCCGTAGAAGGGTTTGAGGCTGCTAATCCAGATCTTAATACACTTTATATTAAGTATATCAATTCTGGAACATATGCTAATAACTCACCCCAGAAGAAATACGATCCTAATCAAATTGTGCAGATTCGTACCGTAGCTAACACTCTTTTCGGTACCGTAACTGTAGGTAATAGTTCTGTAAATTCTGTAGGGGTAGGTTATACTGTTAGTGTTACAGAAGGTACAATCTTTCAAAAGGGATTTTTTGTTCGCGTAGAGCCTCAGACTACTATCGTAACAAAATATAATAATCAGCCAGATAAATTATCTGTCGGTTTTAAAACTAACGAATCAATAATTACGTCCGATAGTGATGAAGATCTTCTTGATAATGCGCTCGGCTCTCCAAACTATAACGCACCTGGTGCTAATAGACTAAAACTATCAGCTAATCTAGTTGTACGTGCTACCGATAATACTAGTATTACCGCTAATACTGCCAATACAGATAATTTCTTTTCTATTGTTGATTTTGAAGGTGGTAGAGCTGCAGTAATTCGTACAGATCCCGAATATGCTAAACTTGGTAGACAGTTAGCAAAGCGTACCTATGAAGAGAGTGGTAACTATATTATTGATCCATTTGAGCTTGCAGTAACTGCCAACACTTCTAATTCTACCTATCATGTATTATCTGTTGATAAAGGCCTTGGTTATCCTCTTGGATACAGAGTTGAGTTTGCTGATAAGCGTAACCTAAATCTAAGAAAAGGCACTGATACTTCTTCTATCGATAATCTAGTCGTCGGCACTGGATATGGCAACTATATTTTAGTAAAAGAGTTTGTTGGTGTATTTGATACTGACTCGATTGTTCAAGTAAATCTATGCAATGCTACCGCTACAGCAATCACCAGTGGCACTTATTCAAGTACAACTCTACCTGCTAATACACTAGGTACCGCGTACGTACATTCTGTAGTTTACGATTCTGGCACACCTGGTACCGCTAATGCACAGTATAGAATGTATCTTAATAATATCAGAATGGCTAATGGGTATAATTTTGATAGTGTAAGAAGCGTAACAGTGCAACACGCATCTGCTAATGGTATTGCTGATGTTATATTAACGAATGGTAATGCATATCTCTACGACAGTTCACTCAAGCCTCTACTTTTTCCTATTGGTCGTAGAGCAATTGCAAATACTTCTGATCGTTCATATACTGCTAGACAGGTTAAGAGTAGTGTCACTTTCACATCAGGTGTAGCTACCATTACACCTGATGGTTCAAACACTACATTTTCTGATACAGGTAGCCCGCTATCTACTACACAAGAAGACAGATTTATTATTATTCCTATCTCAAATACCGGCGCACCAGGTATCAATAAAGGTCAACCTATAAGTCTTAAATCTACTGGTAATATTGTAGCTACTTCTGTATCGGCTAATATTGATGTAGGTATTGCTAATACCTTTACAGCAGATGTATTCTATAATGTTTCTAGATCAATAGCACCAACCAAAAAGACCGTTAACAAAAATATTATGGTAGGCATTCAAGCCAATACTCACCCTAATACGGTAACTGGACCATGGTCTTTAGGTTTACCAGATGTTTATAAACTAAGAGCTGTATACCAAGGTTCCACTTATAGTAATACCAATACTAATAATGTTAGATATTTTGAACTTGATAACGGTCAAAGAGACTCTTTCTATAATCACTCTCAAATTAAAATTAAGCCTGGCTCTGGTCATACTATAGGTGCGAATGACAGGCTTCTTGTAGAGTTTGATTGCTTTAGAGCTGACATATCAACTGGCAGTGGATATTTTACAGTAGATTCTTATGTAATCGACGACTCTGCTTCTCCTGCTGCTAATACAATTAATACAGCAGAAATTCCTGTCTACCTATCATTATCCGGTAATCGCTATGATCTTAGAGATATGGTAGATTACAGGCCTCAGTATGTTAACACAGCAGCATATGCTATTACTAACGGCACTATAACTGTAAACCCCTCTACAACTAATACCTTTAATACTACAAGTGTTATAGTTCCAGCTCCCGATACTACCGCTTCTTTTGATGTTAACTTCTACATTGGAAGAACAGATAAGGTTGTATTATCGCCGGACTCTAGAGTTGCTATAATAGAGGGTATTCCTAGCCTCACACCTACTACACCTAAAGATCAAGAAGGGGCTATGACATTAGGTATTGTTAATATACCACCATATCCCTCACTAACTCAGGAACAATCTAGAACCTACAATAGATTTGACTACTTTATCTCAACATCACTACTTCAACAGCGTAGATATACTATGCGTGATGTGGGTATCATAGATCAAAGAGTAAAAAATCTAGAATATTATACTTTATTGTCTACTTTAGAGGCTGATACTGAAAAGCTTTTAATAACCGATAGTGCCGGTAATGATAGATTCAAAAATGGTATTTTTGTAGACTCGTTTAAAGATTTTAAAATAGCTAATACTGCTAGCGCTGAATATAAAGCAGCGCTTGATACTCAGCTCGGAATTTTACGCCCTCAATTTGAAAGCGCGTATATTCCATTAGCAGAAAAAACTCTTACAAATACTACCAAGTACGGTAAAAACTTATCTTTAACTTATACTCATACACCTTTCATAACTCAGCCTTTTGCTAGTAAAGTAAGAAACTGTGCTGAATCTCTTGTATACGTTTTTAAAGGTGAAATCTCTCTATCACCCGATGGTGATCATGCAGCAGATGTAAAAAGAAACCCTGATATTGTACTGGACGTAGATCTAGCCAGTCCATTACTATCACTTGCCAATGCAGGATTTTTTAAAACCTCATTTGGCGACTGGAGAACAGTAAGTACCTCTAATACCAGTACGACTAGTACTGGCGGTCAAGGAGCAGGTGCACTTGGCGCTGAAATTACCACTACTATTACTACCGCTAATCAAGTAAGAGATGTTATAACGGCGTCTATTGATGTTAATAAGCAAAATTATAGTTATGGTGATGTTGTTCAGGACGTTTCCACACAACCTTATTTGAGAGCTAGGCGCGTAACTTTCACAGGAACAGGGCTAAAGCCCAGTACAATAGTATATCCATTTTTTGACGATGTTCTTGTATCAAGTTATTGTAAGTCTTCTAATTCTTCACTTGCTGATGTTGGTGCTTTTAATAGTACACTCACTACAGATAGTATTGGTACTGTGTATGGTGTATTTTATATTCCAGAAAATACTTTTAAATCCGGTGAGCGTACTTTTAAATTAGTAGATATTCAAAATTATGCAGCAGAAGCTAATACAATATCTACAGTAGCATCTGCAACGTACACAGGAAGTAATATCTCTATTACTAAAGCTAATCTAGGACTTAGCTCTGCTAAACCAACCATCAGTACATCTGTTACCAGAGAACAGCAAAGAGTTATTACAGGTGTAAATGTAGGCTTAACGTTAACAGTTACTCAATTTGGCACTGACGATCCTATTGCGCAATCGTTTTTAGTATCTGAACCGGATGGTATTCCAGGTATTTTTATTTCTAAAATTGATCTATTTTTTAGACAAAAGCACCCATCGTTAGGGATAGTTGTTGAAGTAAGAGAAATGGATGTAGATACTGGGTACCCTACTCCTAAAATTTTACCTTATGGTTCAGTAGTAATACCTACTGCTAATATTAATACTAGCGCAGATGCCTCTCTAGTCACTACCGTTACTTTTGACTCGCCCATTTACCTTGAAAACGGCAGAGAATATTGTTTTGTAGTTAAACCTCAAGGTAATAATACTGATACTAAAATCTGGATTGCAGAAATTGGCGGTACAGACGTAACGACACAATCGCCAATTTATCAAAATAATCCAATGGGTGATATATTTATTTCCTCAACAAATAGAACATGGACAGCGTTTACCAAAGAAGATATTAAGTGTGTAATTTATAGAGCTGATTTCTCTTCTTTGACCGGCTCTGTAAACTATAAAAATTCGAATACAGAATATCTCACAGTAAATAGTTTTAAGAGTACATTCCTAGACGGTGAAACAGTATACGTCTCTAATGCAGTAGTTACAGTAGCTTCTGGTGCTGTTGTTAACGCATCACTATCTAACTCCATAGTAATTGGTACTACTACAGCGCAATCTGCGTTCTCTATAGGGCAGATGGTTTATATTTCATCTAATTCAGGTGGTATAACAGACGTTGCTACTATTACAGCATTACCAAATACAACAAACATTCGTTTAGATGCTAATGTGTCTTTCACTGACAATGATGCTAGTATTGGCAAGTTAGCTGGTAATGGGGCATTTACAGGTATAATTGAGTTTTATAATACTGATACAGGTGATTTGTATATTGAAAACTCGACAGCTAATTCATCTGTTAATTTTAACACCGGTAATACTCAAACACTAATTATAGGTAAGGCAAGTAGAGCACGTGCCAATTTAGTAAGTGTTGATAATGTGACTTATAGTGTTATAGTGCCTCAGATGTCTATAATAAGACCTCCCGGTACTACTGTAAATCTAACATTTAACGGTACTCCATTATCGACATATGTAAGAGAAACTACAGGTACTGCCGCTCAAAACGATACTGAAATTGAGTTGGTAGATATTGAAAGAAGAGTGCTATCTAGATCTAATGAATTAACGTATATGACAGGTAATAATTCATTACAGTTAGATCTATCCTTTACTTCTGCAAATTCTAGAATCTCTCCTGTTATTAATGATATTAAAAAGAGTGTACTAGTAATTAAAAATAACATATCTTCTGGCAATACTGAGATTGCTAATAATGAAACATACCCGGGTGGTAATACAGTAGTAACAAGTAAGTATGTAAGTAGAAACGTTATTCTAGCGGATGGTCAAGATGCTGAAGATATTGAAGTTTTCTTAACCGCCAGTAAACCATCAGGTACTGAAATTTACGTATATGCAAAACTACAAGGTTCTGAAGACTCTGAACCATTTGATGAAAAGTACTGGTCATTACTTGAACAGGTAAACCCAACTAGTACTATAAGTAGTAAAGTAGATATTAAATCTTATAATGAGTATCGCTATCAGTTATCACTAGCTAATAATGCAACAATATCAGCTAGTAAGACAGCAGCAAGAAACGCTAATAATTCTAACATTGTTAGATACTATACTGCTGCTGGTGCGCCTGTAGATACCTTTAAGGTATTTGCTATTAAGATAGTAATGACATCTACTGAAGGTACACACCTAATCCCACGTATTGCTGATATGCGTGCAATCGCACTACAGGCTTAAAATGTATATAAAAGTGCAAGACAGACGTGATATAATTAGAGATGGTGACTCAAAAGCCATACTAAATATTAATAATGATGGCTTAGCTGCATATAAAGCAAGACGTCAACGAGAGCAAACCATGGACAATATTGTCAACGAGGTAAGTAACTTGAAGGCAGATATAAGTGAAATTAAGTTTCTACTTAGTAGGATTTTAGAGAAAAATAATGACAATTAACGTAGCAAATCTTGACATTACTACAGATACATTCGGTACCTGGGTCAGTAAGACTAATACATTAGCACATATAACAACTAATCATGCTGTTACTGTTGATGGTACCGCGTCTGGCAACAATAGTACTGGTAATGGTACTGTAAATGGAGTCTTCGGTTCTACTACTCTTTTTGCAAATACTGCACTACGTGGTGGTAACGTCTCAACAGCTTGTACCCTAACCATATCATCTAATTTAAGCATTACTAATACAGCTACTATTTCTGGTGCTGTTACTCATTCAAATACCGTTACTACTACAGGATTAACTACCCTTAATGGTGGTATGAACACGACAACAGCAAATGCCTCGTCAGCTGTAAACGTAGGTGCTAATACTACTGTAAATACATCCACTATAAAGGTAGGTAATTCAACGGTTAATACTGTAATTACATCTACTGGTATTGATACAGACGGCACTCTTGCTGTTCTTAATACAGTCTCATTCTCTAACACTGTCACCGTTACAGGTCTCACTGCATTAAATGGCGACGTTAACACAACTACAGCTAATGCTTCAGTAGCTCTTAATGTAGGAGCTAACGTAACAGTAAATACCACCTCATTTGAAGTAGGTAACTCGACTGTTAATACAGTTATCACTTCAACTTCTTTTACAACTGGCAACTCGACTGTCAATACTGTAATTACATCTACTGGTATTGATACAGACGGTACTCTTGCTGTACTCAACTCAGCATCATTTTCAAATACGGTTACTATAACTGGATTAACAGCGCTTAACGGTAACGTAAATACGCCTACAGCAAACGCTACTACAGCAGTAAATGTTGGCGCGAACGTTACTGTTAATACCTCGTCTATTAAAATTGGTAATGCGACTGTTAATGCTATTGTTAATTCATCCACTATTACGATAGGTAACACTACAGCAAACGGCTCTGATCTATACGCTAATAATGCTAGATTTGGAGCTTTGATTCTTGACGGTACATTTACTACTACAGGTACCGTCATTGCTAATGCTGATATTATACCACCTACTACTAATGCTTACTCTATAGGTAACTCGACATCTTCCTTCAGTACAGGCTATTTTAGTAACGTCCAAACTACTAATATTAATGCTACTAATTCTGCATCTGTTAGTACTGCTTTCGTAGCTAATACTACTAGAGTGACTATTGGATCTGGAATTGGATTATCTGCTAATGGTGGTTTAGGTACTAGCGGTCAAGTACTTACATCAAACGGCACCTCTCCATATTGGGAAACACCGTTTGTAGGTGTATCTTCCGTAGCTACTGGTAATGGTATTACCGGAGGTACAATCACATCAACGGGTACTATATCAATAGTAGCTAACAGTGGTTTAGTATCTAATACAACCGGTGTACATGTAAGAGCTAATAATGGTATTATTGCAAATACAACCGGCACATTCGTCAATGCTAATACAGCTCTAGTATCGAATAGTACTGGTGTTCACGTACTAGCTAATAATGGTATCGTAGCTAATAGCACAGGCTTGTTTGTTATTACAGTTAATGGCTTAGTTACTAACTCAACTGGTGTACATGTATTAGCAAATACAGGTATAGTCTCTAACTCAACTGGTACATTTGTTAACGCTTCGTATATTTCTACATTATCAGCTAACAATACAGTGTACTTCGACGGTCAGCTACCTGCTTATTATACCAACGCGACAAACATTTCCTCAGGTACATTATCTAATGCTAGATTAAGTTCCGCTATAGTTAATACAAGTGGTAGTTTTACATTCACTGGCATTCACACTTACAATGCAAATATCGTTTTAGGTTCTTCAGGTCTATCCTCAAACGGTACTTTCGGTACAGCCGGTCAAACTCTGCATTCAAATGGCACCGCCACCTATTGGGCAGCTGATGATCAAGGTGTTACTTCTGTAGCTTCTGGTAACGGCCTTGTAAGTGGAACTATAACTACAACTGGTACTATCTCATTATTAGCAAATAGCGGTATTGCTGTAAACGCAACAGGCATTTTTGTAAATGCTAATAATGGTATTATAGCTAATGCTACGGGTGTATATGTTAATGCTAATAATGGTATTATAGCTAATAGCTTGGGAGTTTTTATACGGTCCAGTAATGGTACTACTCTAGATACATCAGGTATTCAAGTACTAGCCAATAGTGGTTTAACAGCTAATGCTACAGGTGTATACGTACTAGCTAATAATGGACTTGTATCTAACAGTACTGGCGTATTCGTTAATGCTAATA